CCCACAGAGGAAGAAGAGGTAGAGCCTGAGCAGACTCCCATGCAGGCATATCAGGAGGCAGAGCAAGCTATTAGTCGTATGCCCGCAGGAGGTTGGAAACTATGAAGATGTTTGTAGGAAGAGTGGCACAGGACGTAGACCCTGCAAGAGCAGGTGTTCTGCATGTCCATATTGACGGGTGGGGAGACGAGGACGTAACTGTCCCTGTGATCTATACCACTCCCGCAGCAGGACCTTTAGGAGGGGGTTTGGCTGCTCCAGTAGACAAGGACTCACTGGTCCTCGTAGGGGATGCTGATAACAGCGAGCTACTGTTCTACCTTGGAACCATTGTCACTGAAAGACCTAGAGCCAACCCCGACGCATTCATTGCTGGAGAGAAGATGACCAGCACAGGTCTTACGTCCAAGGAGGGTGCGGGTCTAACGATCACACATGAGATCAGTGACAGCGATATCAAGAACATTACTAGGCTCAAGGGTTCTGGGGGCTCAGGAGAGTTTGTAATCAACAACTACCCTGGCAACGAGTCTGTCCAGATGAACGCTGCTGGCATGAACTCGAACATCAAGATCACAGGAGTATACAACAACAAGCCTGATCAGATCGAGATCAACGCTGCTAACTCTGTAACAAGTAGGGCTAGGAAGGGGTCTAACATGGTCACCGTAGGCCCTTACGGAGGAGAGCTAAAGCTCATCAACGAGGGCACCCAGGCAAACCCTCTACGCCCTCTACCAATCGGACTTTTCAACGGAGATGTAAAGGTCACCAGCGAGAACAACCAAGTGGTCATTGAGTCCTGCACCGATCCTGCCCTGATTGCAACAGACGCAGCAGAAGGCCCAGGAGTCATCATCAAGGCTGGAAGTGTTCCCAACCCCCTGGCAGAGGTGAGGCTAGACAGCCAAGGTAATGTAAACATTAAGAGTGGTCTGAACATTAACCTAGAGTCTACTGCCAATATCAACATCAAGGCCGTAGGACAAGTAAATATATCAGGGGCTCAGGTCAACCTACAGCCTGTGGTTCCCATCCCTCCAATTCCACCTTCTAAGAGATGAGTAACCTATCCCTACTGACTGATCCTGGCAGCTTCGTGACCCAAGAGTTTGGGGTCCCTAGCTGCGTTATGGACTTGGTTTCCAACATCCTGGCTCTAGGTATCATCCCCACCTCTGTCCTGATGCAGATTACCATAGCCATTCAGGAAGGTATGGCATATGCTAACGCAGTGATCGCTGAGTTGATGCAGGAGTTATTTGGCAAGCTAGGTATTATTGAGTTCGACAGCTTCACTGGCAAGGTTCAGCTATTCCCAGACTCCAACATGTATACCCTGGGTCTGGCCCTGGCTGGAATCGGAGCCATTGCTGGATTCATCGCAGGCATCGACCAGTTCGTCACACAGATCGGTGACCAGATTGAGGCGATCAAGAACTGCCTTGAGCAGCTAAAGTCTGACAAGGAGAAGAAGTATGGCATCGGGAAGGACCTTGAGATGCCCGCTACCGCACGCAAAGCAGTCATCGAGGCTACCATCGCAAACGCCGAGGACTTCCTCCAGAGAGCTTCTGAAGGACTTCAGAACATCGCTACGGTCCTTGAGCAGCGCACTGAAGAGCCAACCGCTGTAGAAGAAGAGGACGAAGGGGCTATCTTTAGATTAGTCTATGGTCCACCTAAGGCCAAGCGAGGACAGTTCATCCTCTCCAAGGATGGTCTTTACTACGACTCACAGAACAGGACCTATGCTGATGGTCAGGATGTTCCTGGCGTGGCGGATATCGGATTCGTTCCTGACGCCACCTCCTGGAAGCTAGACCATGCAGCAGCACTTGGAGGAAAGGGAACGCAGATCACACTGCGTGATGTTGACAGGTATGTTGACACTATCCTTGACCTAAACAAGATCGACTCCTCCGAAGCACTGATCCTTCACTACGATGCTGATGCAACCTTACAGGTCATCGAGGGACAGAAGCTCAAGGTTCTGACCGATATGGAGTCTCACAAGCAGAACCTTATAGCATCTGGATACGAAGAAGATTCCGCTGTGGTAATCAACTACCAACAGCAGATGTTCTCAGAGCTACAGTCATACGAGGTAAAGGCTAACAAGAGAAAGAAGCAGATCGAGCTAGCTGTCAAGGCACCTGACCTATACGGAGCCTCTGCTACCTTTGCACCAGGAACAGTTCCAATCAACGACTTCGGATATCTCAAGGACTTCAACGTCGCAGTAGACGTTAAGAAGCAGAAGATTCTAGCATTCGATCACGGTGAGGTTAGTGGAATCGTGCTACCTGTCAAGCCTATCTTCGTCAAGGAGAAGGACTCACAGAGAGCATCAACCGTTGTCCCACTGGAGATGAACCGCATCGGAACAGGTGCGCTCACTCAAGCACCAGCAGCATCCTCTACGCTGCTACCAGCACTATCACTTACTGATGCAGTTACGACTGATGGACTTATTTCTGTCTATAGTTTCCTGGATGCAAACGTGGTGGCACCAAACTCGACAGAATATAAAGTAGCCAACACCACAGGAGACACTACCAACAACGCACAGCTTGTAGCCAAGAGCGCATCGGCTGTATTCCCCAAGGGTCTTACTATTCCTAGACTGACTGGCATAGCTAGGTATGAGGGCCAGACTGTAAAATCTCTAGGATCATATCTACGCCTACCTCAGAGCAATGATATGGACAAGCTCATGTATGGAATGTCAGGCATGACAATGGATACGTGGCTATACCTCCCTTCCTTCGGAACAGGAGCATCTGGATACGACTGGACAGGTGACCTCAACGACGCTATCACTGAGCCCGACCTTAGCGCGTGTGGTCAATGGACAGACTTCCACTACTACAAGGTCCTACTTGCCAACGAGAATATTGGTGGTAGTCTAGAGACAGATGCTAACGACATGGTAAAAGACGAGTCTAGCACTCTGGTTCGTGGAATGGTTGTGGCTCTTACACGTGACCCTCAGTGGACACGCAACGGATTGTTTGATAGGGGAACTGATCTAGAGATTGGTGTGGAGCAAGGTCTTGACAACAGCGCCTTGGTAGGACTCAATGCTCTCATCATCGCACCTACTCAGTCCCTCAACACCTCTGATGTAGAGTTCATTCGCAAAGGTAATTGCAACGATAGTGACAAGCCACTATTGGGCATGTCGATATCAACCACGAAGACCACCACCAGTGGCTATAAGATCAACGACTGCTCAGGTGGGTTCGTTCACCTGTCTATATCCATGGACCCTAACAAGAACTTCGTTAAGGTGTTCCTAAATGGAGAGCTTCTACAGGAGCAAACATACACTGAGACATTCCAGACTATCAAGGGAAGAGCAGCACAGATCCCATCCTTCGCTATCAAGGAGGAAGGTAAGAACGTCAGTTTCGCATACACGTCTGGAACCATAGACTATACCAATACGTTAGACTTCCTAGCTGGTCCAAAGCTAGGGACCTTCTTCACTCCATGGATTGTAGGTGGAGGATGGACAGACGGTATGGGATTCATGGGTGAGAGCCGTGGACATTACAGTGGTCTAAACGGATACCTAGGTAGTCTCAAGTTCTACCGTAAAGGACTGAGTGAGGAACAAGCCAAGCACAACTACGACGCACACAAGGAGTTCTTCGATAACATAGAGGTTTGATATGGTAGGAAGACGTTCACAACTGTTTGGCAGAAGTGCCACACCTAGGACCTTAGAGAAGGTTGCCGACGCTACTAAGCTGGAGCGCACTGGGCTATCCGTAAAGTTCGACAACTCTCGATTCGCTAACAAGAACAAGGGTGCAGAGATGGTAAGGGCGCAAGTAGCGCAGATTCTCCTGACCGCTCCAGGCGAACGTGTTATGCTCCCAGACTTTGGAGTTGATCTGGATGCTTACTTGTTCGAGCCTATCACTACCGAACTTCTAAGGGCTCTCAAGGACGAGATCCTTGAGCAGGTGGCTGAATACGCATCCAACCTAGAGGTCATCGACTTTCGCACTTTAGTTTCAGAGGCCAGCAATGGCTCCAATCAAATCACCATTCGTCTAACTGTGAAAGAACGTGAAGACGATGAGCAGATACTAATAACCATTACCAAATGAGCGTCCCCTATACAACTGCTGGCTCAGACTTCATGAAGTTCGTGAAGTTCCTTGAGGATGAGAAGTCTGATCAGATCGACTTTGCCGCCACCGACTTCGACACATTGAAGCAGGCACTAGTTGATTATGTAAAGGCTGTATACCCACTAGACTACAACAACTTCGCTGAGTCTGATCTAGGTGTCATGCTTATAGAGCTTGTTGCATACATGGGCGCAGTAATGAGTATGAAGGCTGATATGTTAGCTCACGAAGGTTACTTGAAGACTGCTCGCAACCCTAACAACGTCCGCAAGCTGCTAGAGCTTATTGGTGTTCGTATGCGTGGACCTTCCTCAGCGGCAGCATCTGTCACTCTTACCTCAGACACAATCATCACTAGCGGAACTTCAATCACGATTCCTCCTTCTGAGAGGGTTATCGTAACCACCTCTCCTATAGATGGTGAGGTAGTGAGCTACACTCTATACTCAGTTCGAGATGGTGCTATTGAGGCACCTACGTCTGACGCAGAGCTACAGCTTCTATACGAAGATTCAGACAATGGAACAGGAGCTACAGATGGTAAGAACTGGAGCAACCTAGCTCTAGTAGAGGGACAGTTCGCAATTGACGAGGGGACCTTCACCGACGTAGATGTTCTAAAGAACATAACCCTAACACAGGGACCAGTTATTGATGGATCTATTCAGGTCTTCGTTTCTGGTGGTCCATCTGTAACTGGTTTCTATGACGAAGTGGAGTCCTTACTTACTGCATCCTCTTCAAGCCAGAAATTATTCTCCATGGCATATGATGACAACTTCACTGCCACGGTCTACTTCGGTGATGGTGTGGCTGGAGTTCTCCCACCAGCAGGAGCTACTTACAAGATCATGTATCGTGTAGGTGGTGGAGAGCGAGGTAACGCCAAGTCTGCATACATCAACGAGGAGATCTCAGGAGAGGGTGGAGAAGTTCTTAGCGTGGTCAACGCCACTCCCTTCACAGGTGGCGCAGACGCTGAGACCGTTCGACACGCTAAGAGGTATGGAAAGCTAGTCTTCCGACAGCAGAACCGTCTTGTGTCCAACGACGACTACACCTCCTTCGTTAATACCTACTCAAGCCCACTAGGTGTAACAGGAAAGGGAACAGCAGTTACTCGTAAAGCATTCTCCTCAGGAAACGTGATCGACATCTATATGCTAGAAAGAGCATCCAACACTCAACTACAGAAAGCATCCATCACTTTCAAAGAGTCCTTGCTACAGGCCATGGATTCTATCAAGATGATGACTGACGAAGTAGTTATTGTAGATGGCCTTGTTCGCACGATGGACGTAGTCCTATCTGTATCACTAGACGAGAAGTATGAGATAAACGAAGCAACCATTTCCAACAAGATCAAGACTGCTGTCCTTGACTACTTCAACATCGACAACCGAGAGTTTGGTGAAACCTTCTACCCTGATGACCTTGGTCGCCACGTATTCGACGTTGTCCCAGAGGCACGCCTAGCCGTGATCGACAATTACAAGGATGCTGTTCGACTCGACTTTAACGAGATTCTACAGCTAAACAACCTAACCGTGAACTTCCAGTATGTCTAAGCCCTATTACAAGCGTAACTATGTCGATGCGATAAGGAAGCTAATCCCTAGCTACTACTTCGCAGAGGACATTAAGGATCAGACAAATGAGCAGGCCGATCTGTTCTCTGTCGCTATCATTGGTGATATTAACATCCTTGATAACTTCCATGACATTTACGACGTTCACGCAGTGGAGCCTATTGCCTCCCTGCTAGGGTGGGATGGTCAGACTCTTACAGAGCTTCCTAACTATGTCATCAAGCAGAACGAGACTACGCTTGTAACACCAGAGCAGTTCGACCTAGAGATTCTCAAGCCTCAGGGCTACAGCATTTCTGACAACCAGACTAAGGAGGAGTTTCAGAGCTTCCTA